TTTAGTCGATGATCAATATATCCTTCATCAATGCTATCCCTTTCTAAAGTATCTAATCGCCAATCATGGTCATCAGAGTCATATTTTAAATCTTTCGTTTGTTCTTCTAAAGCATCAACCCGATCAACCAACTCACTGATAGAGTCTTTTAACTCACCCATAACTTCATTGCTAGGTGCATTAGTATCTATCTGTAAATCATTCGGCAACTTACTATTTATAGTAGCTATGGCTCTTTCCATACTAGCAAGCCTATTCATATCTCTTTCATGTAAAGCTATATGATCTTCTAGTTTACTCTCTAAACTTTTAACATCAACAGTAACTTCAGCTACTACTTCTCTAATCCACGACTCAATCGTTTCGGCTAAATTCTTAATCATTGTTATAATCTCCAGTTAAATATGTATAATGAACTTCACTTACATGGTTTGCATCTTGCCACTTTTTAGATTTAAGTGCTATAAATTCACACCATGAATTCCACAAATTGCCACAACCATAACTATGGCATAAAGATATATAATCTTTTATCTTCTTTTCGTTTGTCGCTCTAGCAACCTTTGTTTTGGGACTGCTATTTAGCCTTAAACTTTTAGAGTCTATGTTATACATCTTTATATTATGCACATCCATGCAACCCACCAGACCTCCTACTAGCTGACAACAAAACCCTGCCTTTGGCAAACCAAGACCATCAACTCTCAGAAATATCTTCATTAAGCTATAGGCTTTATCGTCACGATTTTTATTACTATTAAGTACCGCTTTAATTTGGGCAAACATTTTGTGCTTATTGCACATTAAATATCTATAAGATAATTGCTTGTTGCCCCATAGAAATTTAGACTCGTGTCCGTTTTTTCTAACATCGGCTAACTGATCGCCAACACTGAGCCAGTTTTGTTGAATACTTAGAACTACTAATAAGACTACATCAGCTAAGTTATTCGCATTACGCTGTGAATATTGCTGACAATTTACTGCATGAGTAAGGTACATAAAAACCTCCAAAGTGATTAAGCGTTTTCCAAGCTACAGCACCCTCCAATTGGTGTCAACTGATTTCCCTGCGATAAAACAACTTGTGAAATACACGTTAGTTAAAAGATTATATTTCTATTTTAATATGAACCACCTCTAAAATTTAACTCACAAACTTTATCGGTCAGCTCATAGAGAATTCTGCGATCTTTAGCATCTATCTTTTGTTTGCAAATCCATTTGTATAACTCTTCAAAATTTTGAATATTTTTAACTTCTGTTAACTCGTTCATAATTTTTCTCCAGACAAAAAAAAGCCCCACCGAAATGGGGCAAGGGAGGGGTGACATAAATCTATATTCTACCTGCCATCAATGTTCCTGCATCGTATGGCTCTGAGTAAAATCCATTCTTTTCTAATAGCTTTTCCAATTTGGGGTGAACGCCATCAGTATCCCGATGTATCCCAAATTCTATGTAGTAATTAAATAATGGTAAACCATCTGGAGCATAACCACATTCTGAACCCTTAAACCAGATACACTGCTCTGGTTCTATCTGCTCATGCCCATAGAAAGCTATAGCATCTACAGCCTTTAACTCTGGAAAAGTCTTGTTTAATAAATCTAAAACCTCATTAAAACTCTTAGTCATAAACATTCTCCGCTAAACAAATTGAAACGTCATCATAGCCTTTTTCCCAATACTTCTCAGCTATATCTCTAGCTGTCTGCATATCTATAGGATAGCAAACAACCTCAGAACCACCAACCCAAACTGTATATATTTCATCCATAGCTTTATTCCTCTGGCTCTTGAGAACCTTCAATTATAATTTGCATCTTAGCAATAGTTCCTGCTAACGTAGGTAAATTATTAAGATGCCTGTTTTCTTCGATACAAATATCTATCTCATTAGCCACCAATTCTTCGGCAATTGTAAGATTATCGTATAGTCTTTGTAATAAACTCATTTTGTCACCTCGATTTCAGTTGAATTAAATTCTTTAGGGTGTTGCCAATGCTCTGAGTAATCAGCAATATTAAAGTCTTGATCATCGACTAAGCTATCCGCAACAACATATTCTTCTGCATAGTCATCTTTATAGACTATAGCACCATGTACTTTGTCCCAGAACTCAGCAGACCTAGCTTGATCCATAGTTACATTATGGACTATATAAGTATACCCACCTTTATATTTCCAATGTTGTGGGCATTCTCCCTCACCATTCCAACAGTGAGCACCATAGTTTTCTTTATACTGCGTATTGATAACTATCTTCATAACTATTCTCCGAAACAAAAAAAAGCCCTCCTAAGAGGGCTAATGAGGGGTTTAAATCTATTCTTGTTCGATCCACTTTAGACCGAAAACACTAGGGAAATACTCTCCAGTAGAGCTAGGATCATCATAGTCTTTAACCCAAACTCGACCAGTGCTAGAAGGTTTATGTGGTGGATTGCCACCCATTAGAATATAATGTTCACCTCTAAAGCACGTTATAACTTCACCTTTCTCAGCATCGCCATTACTAGCTTGCCAAACCAAATTCCAACCATCTTTAGATATACCCATATCACACCTCGACTTTAGATAATATAACTTTATTAGCTTTGCGGAAACGCTTATTGTACCGCTGTTTAATTTTTTTTCTTGCACCTGCTCTCCAACGATAAAAATTTTTACATTTGGTAAGAGCATCAAGTTCGTCACCAGAACTAAAAGGAATTTTTTTAATCATATAATCTATCCTATAAATTAGTTAAAACTAAGAAGGCTAACGTAAACAAAAATGCCAGACAAAAACAACCTGCAATAATATATATAGTATCTAACAAACCTAGCATAGCATTTTCTATATATTTTTTTATTACTCTTTTCTTTCTGCGGTTTAACCTAAACATCGTTTTCACTCCACTATAAATTATATTAAAAAAAAGGGAGAGCCGAAGCCCTCCCGATCCCGATAGATTTTATTTTGATTTAGTCTTTTTAGCTTTCGCTGTTTTGCTAGACTGTAAGATTTCTAACATTGCATCAAGCTTAGAGTCCATAGACTCTTGGCGATCTTCAAGCTTAGAAATTCTATCTTCAAAGCCTTGAGCGACTGAGTTGACCGCTTTAGTAGCAGTTTTCGCTGAAGCTTTTTTCGCGGTAGCCTTCTTTTTAGGCTTTGCGATAAGCTTTAAAAACTTCTTAGGGACAACTTGATGCTCTCTGAAATCGGTGACTTCAGCATGAGTCATATAGCTATCGGACTCGCTATAGAATTTATTAAGAATAGCGTTGAACACTTTGGTCAAACCATAACGCTCCGAAGGAGACTTAGCATGAATATTAGCAAAGTGGCAAGCTACGCCATAGACTTGTTTAGCTGTTGCAATTCGATTGTTGTCGATTGATAGAAAGTTAACATGTGTCATATAATCACCTATTTGATTTTGGTTTTTGTTTGAGCCGTTTTTGGCTGTTGTCGTTTTGACGTTTTCCAAGCTACAGAAGTCTGGTTTTGCTGTCAACATCTTTTTCACGCACTCTTTTTCCTACGCATTATGCAACGCTAAAACAGGCGAAAAAAGTGAAATCGGTGATTTTCGGTGTCGATTTTCTTTAGGCGCTAGGAATATTATTCCGGCATGTCAGGAATATCATTCCGATGTGTGCAGGTTAGTCTATGGTTTAGACTGTGTGTGTCTGAAGACTTTTAAAGTCTTTTAGGCTGCGGAGTTTTTGAGGGCTTCAGCGCCAATCCACCTTTGGTGACTTGTTGTCCAATTTCGGCAATCTCAAAAGTCTGTTGAACTTGTTCAAAATAATTTTTAAGTCGCTGAAATTTCTGGAGTTTTTGTAGAATTTACTTGTAAATTTTGAAGGCTTCAAAGTCTACCAAGATTGGCAACCAGTTTCTCCGAAGACTTTGAAAGTCTTTAGAGGCGTGATAGATCTATGGGGCGAGTGTTGAAGACTTTGAAAGTCTTTGTAGGCCCGGGCAGGTGTCCGTACCCCCCACCCCCTATATATATACATACTCATACATTTTGGCAGACTTTTGAGTGTCAACCAGTTAGCGCGGCAGCTTCAAAGTCTTTAAAGGGTAAACATAACGTATAAAAGGCGGTAGGAAGATGATGAGGTCTGAAATGACTATATAATCCCGGTGGGCTTAATATCTATTATAGGGTTGAAATGAACTTTTGTCAATATTCTGCGTATATATTTGGTGCATAGCCTCCACTTAGGATATACCATAATAGTTATAAAGGTATAAACTACTTGACAAAACCCTATATTGACTATATAATATATAATATACTTTACATATATAAATATAACTATGAGTTCTAAAGAATTAACAACCAAGCAGGAAGCTTTCCTTAACCATTTAGTTGAAGTAGGAGGTGATCCGCGAAAAGCTGCAGAACTAGCAGGTTATTCTGACAGTAGTCATTACTCAGTTGTTAAATCTTTAAAGACGGAAATCCTAGATTTAGCTACTAACATTTTAGCCCAATCTGCTCCTAAAGCAGCAATGAAGCTCGTAGACATCATGGATAGTGCTGAACCAATACCACAAGCTAACATGCGTATTCAAGCAGCACAAACTATATTAGATAGGGTGGGTTTAGGAAAGACAGATCGTTTAGATGTAAATGTAAATACATCAGGTGGTATCTTTGTTCTACCCGCCAAAAAAGAAACAGTTGTAGAGGCAGAGTATGAGGAGATCCAGTAGTACAATTCCTTTTGGATATAAGCTAAACGAAAACAATCCTGAATTGTTGACTGCTATTCCCGAACAACTAGAGGAGCTTGATAAGATGATTGAGATGATCAAGACAAAAACTTTAAGTTTAAGGGAAGCTTCTGTATACTTAGAATATAAAACAGGCCGTAAGATTTCACATTGGGGTCTAAAAAAGATAGCAGATAAAACAAAATGAAAGATTGGGAAATTAATCCCGACAATTATGCAAAGGATGAAAACGGAGAGTTTATATTAAAACTTGATGGAACTCCGCGCAAAAAGTCAGGAAGAGCTAAAGGATCTAAGGGTAAGGGGTATACATACCATTCTCAAACCAAAGCTAAAATGGCTGCTAAAAAACAAGTAAAACAACAAGAAAAAAAATTAAAAGCAGCTCAAAGTAAAATAGAAAATTATAAAAAGTCTATAAGTCGCACCAAGAAAACTTTAAATAAATTAAACAATACAGAAACTTTAGCAGAAGGCAAGATTCTAGAAGATACAGAAATAGAACAACTGCCTTCTTCTTTATCTGAAGAAGTAAAAGAAGATATAATATTTAAAGCTAATGAAGGGCCACAAGAGGACTTTCTAGCTGCAGGTGACACAGATGTTTTATATGGTGGAGCTGCAGGGGGTGGTAAATCCTATGCGATGCTTGTTGATCCTTTGCGATATGCACATAGAAATGCACACAGAGGATTAATACTTAGACGTTCTATGCCGGAACTGCGCGAACTAATAGATAAGTCTAGAGAGTTATACCCTAAAGCATTTCCGGGAGCTAAGTATAAAGAAGTAGAAAAACTCTGGAACTTTCCAAGCGGTGCAAAGATTGAGTTTGGATTCCTTGAGCGTGATGCGGATGTTTACCGCTATCAGGGTCAAGCATATAGTTGGATAGGGT